TCATTTATCTCCGACCGGAAACTTCTTATACAGTGTCGATATACCAACATCATAGATGATCGCCACCTTCTGGCGAGGAACGCCTGATGCAATTAATCGCCCGGCCTGCGCCCATTGTTCTGGTGTAAGTTTGGGACGACGTCCACCAATTCGTCCCTGTGCGCGAGCAGCTTCCAGTCCAGCTTTTGTTCGTTCAACAATCAGTTCTCGTTCCATTTCAGCCAGGGCACCCATGACATGAAAAAAGAAACGGCCCATTGGGGTACTGGTATCAATACTGTCAGTCAGGCTTCGGAAATTCACGCCACGCTGGCGCAACTCTTCTATCAGCGTAACAAGATGCCGCATACTGCGCCCTAACCTGTCCAGCTTCCAGACAACCAGAGTGTCACCTGCCGATAATGTCCTGAGCAGTTTTTTCAGTCCGGGCCTTTCGGACTTCGTACCGCTTATCTTGTCTTCAAAAATCAGTTCACATCCTACACAGTTCAACGCATTACGTTGTAGATCTGTGTTCTGGTCATTTGTTGACACACATACATAGCCAATAAGCATGGTAGCTCTCCCTGACAAAAGCAGGAATGATGCCATTTGCTCGTTATTTCTGCATTTTCATAAACGTTGGTTTAGTAAATAACGGCGCAGTCGGCCGTCTGATTGGCATGCAGATAATCAAGACGTCTGGCACTTACACCAAAACCCCCGGAGCAATGTTCGCGGATGTCATCGCTATTGGGGGCGGTGGGGGCGGCGGCTGGGCAACTTCCACAGGAAACTATAACGCAGCGGGTGGCGGTGGTGGTGGCGGTGGAATGGCACGCGGTCTCTTTAACCTGTCTGCGATATCAACCGTGCTTGTCACGATTGGTGCGGGTGGTAATGGCGGTATTGCGTCGACGATAACCAATGGTACACAGGGCGGCACGACGACTTTTGGCTCTTATCTCTCAGCAGGTGGAGGCCAGCCAGGCAACGGCTGCACCGCGTCAGGTTCCTCTGCGTCATGTGGCATGGGCGGTCAGGGTGGCACTTCGACCGTGGGTGCCCTTTTGTGCAACGGGTACGCCGGGCTGCCCGGTGTGATGGCAACCCCAACAGCAGTCGGAGGGACTGTAGGTTCCGGACTTGGCGGCGGTAGCTTTATTTCTGGCCCTGGTGGGTATGGTGCTGGTGGTAATGGCGCTGCAACCAGTGGTGGGGCGCAGAATGTCAACGGCAACCCGGGCAATGCTGGCGTGATTATTATTTTGGAGTATGCGTAAATGAACTATGCAATTATCAAAAATGGTATCGTAGAAAATATTGTTATCTGGGATGGCGAGTCAGAGTGGCCTGAATCAGCAAGTGCCATTCTCTCTACCGATGGTGTTGGTATCGGCTGGCATTACGATAACGATGTTTTTAGTGCGCCACCGCCAACTAATAAAGAACTTGAGGCAGCAAAACAGCAGAAAATAGCCAATAATCTGGCTACAAAAAACGCACTGATGAGTGAGGCGACACAACAGATTAGCGTTTTACAGGATGCTGTTGATTTGAGTATGGCGACAGATGCAGAAACCGTAGCGCTGCCATTGTGGAAGCAATACCGGGTATTGCTGAGCAGGATTGACGCTAACACTAATGCAGAGATTAGCTGGCCGGAAAAGCCAGCTTGAATTACTTCATCTATTTTTTATTTAGCAATTTATAACAAGCCGCAAGAACATCGTCTGGTGATATATTCGACATCGGAATTGCTGAGCCAGACCAGCCATGTGCATTTATAAAATCTTTTGTGCCTACCTTGTTTTGTATCTCTGGTGGGAAAACCGTAATACAGTTCGAAAATTCCTCAGGGTATGGCACAAATGCATGCAAACCAGTACCATTCGAAATACAAACAGTTTTAATCCCTGCCAGAGCACCAACATGGAACATGCCTGTGTCGTTTGCAATCAAAAGTTCAGATGAAAGAACAATATCGCACGACTCAGATAATGTAGTCCTTCCAACAAAACCTGCTACAATATCCTTGTTATCGATATGCTCAATAAGAACATTGTAATCTGAAATTTCATCATTGGAGCCAATGATTTTAAAATTGGCATTGTATGAAGATGATATGCTGTTTATTACATTTGCTAATTGTAATACAGGGTATTTTTTAAAAGGCGCAGAGGCTCCCAGTGAAATGCAAATATCAATCTTGCCACTGTCTTTATTTTTATTTTTTAGTGGAATTTCAACTTCGAATTTAGGAAATGGTATAATCTCAGAGAAAAACTCTTTATTCATATCCAGGACATGCTTTGAAAAATCAATATCCGGCTTTGTGGAATAGCCAAAAAACTCCCTTTGATGGTCAGGTATATTCATACCATTGATGATGGCTCTATCCCTCACACTAGAGATAAATGGAGTAACACGCAAAGTAGTTGACGCACCCCACCAATCTGGAACTATAATCTCATCGAAATTTGAGTGCTTAATTAAATTTCTGATGTAAAACCTGATGGCTTTATTTTTAATCTTAGTATATGTGCTCTCTTTGGTTTGCACATAAGGAGTAACCTTATTACAATCAACCCAAATGAAATGATTAAATATATTCATATCAAACTTGAGAGAAAAATCTTTGAATGCAGTGTTGCCAAGCAAGGTGAATTTAGCGTGCTTATATTTTTCATCATCGCGGAGTGATTTCATGAATACTCGTGATAATAAGTGATCTCCGATGCCCACCAAGCTAACTATCAATACTTTTTTCATTATGTACCTCAATTTTTTTGTGTTAATGGTACACACTCAGGAGTCATGAGTCGATAGTATCATGGCGTCGGGACAGGGGTTTACTACTCTCATCTTAAAGCAAGGTTTTCGAGAGCCGTTTTCACCGTGCCATCCGATTTGATATCGCCAAACGGATTCTTGCGGCTTAACAGCAGCGCACGAAGCGCGGTAAGCAGCTGGTCATGCCGCCCCTTCTCCAGGCTGGCACCGGAGGCCTCCACAACGCTGCAAAGCTCCTCCTGCAACATGTCAAAGTAGTCATCATCCAGATCGGTGGCAGGCGTGCCGGTCTGGGGGTTACCACGGGTAAAACCGTTCTTACCCGCGCCGAACTTATCCTTCTGCGCGGTTTTCGTGTCTATACGATGCATGGATTACTCCGGATATTTAAAAATTACGTAGGTATGCGACGGGCAGAGTTTGTTAAGCACACATTCGACAACTGTGTCGCCCCAGATACGCAGTGCGGAATCACAGGGATCGCCACATGTCATCCAGGTGGTGTTGGTGGCGGCTGGCATGTTGACCTGCCAGTAATACCGCCATTCAGGCGCGTTCACAGCGTCAGTACAGGCCGATGAGCAGGTGAACGTGCTTTTGTCGTATCGCGTGATGGTGGCATCTGGTCTGCCCAGGGCAGCAAGCTGTGCAAGATAAAAATTCTCGTTGATGCCGCCCGCCAGGTTAACCTTCGCATCCAGCCGTTGCTGACGCTGGCGAAGGGTCTGTGTCCCTGCGGGAATACATTCATCCGGCAGACCGCACAGACGCTCCCAGCGGTTTATCAGTTCAGTGGTGGTGCACGGATCCAGCTCCCGCATCAGGGCATCCGCACGCTGATGAACGCGGGTTAATGACGGTGCCACACCGGCAATCGCCGGATCGCTGGCTGACCACGCCGGACCGGGCGGCAGCAGTGCCGACAACAGACGGATGTAATCATCGTTTGTCACGTCCATGAAATCGTCCCCAGAACCGCCAGTTCATTTTTTGCAATGGAGATATTGTCCGCCGGAGCAAGCAACTGATGGCTGTATTCCCCGTTCGCACCGGAAATCGCTTCACTGATACGCGATACCTTCAGCTCTCCCTGCGGATAACCATCACGCAGCAGGAATGAACGCAACTCTGCGGTAATGGCAGCCCGTATTTCCGGTGTGTCCGGCGTCACGCGGATATGAAAATCCACCGTATGCGCCACCGGCCTGAACACATACAAATCAGAGCCTGCCACCGGGGCCAGTGGCTCAATGTGTTGTCTTGCCGCCGTTTCCGTTGATTCTTCCGGAATGGGATTAATCAGGTCACTGCTGGCAATCATCACACCGACAGTTCCCGTTCCCATCCAGTGACGGTATGTCCATGCGCGGGTAATGCCGGGCACTTCTTTAGCCCAGACGACATAGTCCCCGTCAGCCCCGCCCTGCGGCGTCCAGTAATACCGCTCAATGACGCGGGCGCGCCACGTTTCCAGATCTTCAGTATCGAATCCGCCAGTCAGGGTATCTGCCACACCGGAAGACGGCAGACCATTCACCGGCGTGACCAGGATTAATGCCGTACCGTCGTCAGCGTTACCGACCGCGCCTGCAGTTGAGCAGGCGATCGGCACGCGCAGGACACCACCGGAGCTGGTTGCATCAGAAGTTGCCGTGTACTGAACCAGGTCATCGCGCTGAATAACACTCCCGGCGGTCACCTTCAGGCCATCGCTGACACCTTCCCAGCGCATATACCCGCTGGCAGACGTGGCCCCCTTGCGCGGACACCGTTTCATCGCAGCATGTCGCGCCAGCCAGGACTCATCGCACAGGTCAGGCAGCATGTTCATTGCCAGATAATCGATGTAACCGTAAACCGTATGCAGCGCCGCCGCATACACCTTTGCCCGCACGTCTTCATCCATGCGCCGGAGCGTGTCGCTGACGTCCAGCCTGGCGAATAAATCGTTACGGAGCATACTGATATTTTCTGCCAGCGTCGGGCGTTGAAATTCACTGTCCGCCATGCGTTATCGCACTCCACAGATCATCAAAAGAAATCATTACCGGTCCGTCACGACGCCAGAGGGTGATACTGTTACCCAGCTCATTAATCCCGGTGCGGCGGATATCCAGATCAATACGGGACACTACGCCGTCATCAATCATCCATTGCAGGCATTCGCGGATATATCCCCTTACCGTCTGCACCAGCTGATTGGTCAGTTTGCTGCGCTGAAGCAGCCACAGTCGGGAGCCGTAACGGTCATTCTGTACCGCAGGCCAGGTATCCCCCCACCATCCCATCGGGACGTCGGCATTGTCATCAGGTTCAGCCCGCCGCCAGGTGAACAGGGAAATCACCACGGCACGGGTCAGCGGATCCAGCGGTGCGCTGGCGCAGGTGCGTTTACCGTTCACCGTCAGCCACAGTTCCATCATGCCTCCATCGCTTTATCAGGTTTGTCGGTGTTACTGCCCTGACCGTTCTCTCTGTGACGATGCCCGTTATAGGCAAGCCGCATCGCTGACATGGTGGTGCCGGTGGAGTCGCACAGGTCTTTCACCTGTCCGGTCACTTCCAGGTCCATTTCAAAACGAGCCTTAGGCGCATTGCGAAACGTGATTGTTTTACCTGCACCGTCCACCACGATCCCCTCCCGGGTCAGCGTCACGGACTGCCCCTGATCGTCATAGACAGCCACCTCCCCCGTATGCAGCCCTTTCAGGCGGTAGCGCCGGTCCGACACCGTAACAACCACCGCATGAGAACGGTCGCCATCCGGAAACAACACCACCGCTTCCGCACCGCTGTTTGCCCTTGCGGTAAAACCGTAGGGTTCAAGATGTTCAACCCCGGCTTTGGGTTCACCGGCAATCAGGGACACATCCACGGTCTGACATTTCGTGGCGGCACTGATGCTTTTCACCACTGCCCGCCCAATCAGGCCGAGAAGTTGTCGCTGCATGGCTTCAATCGTCCTCATCAGAACGGGGCCTCCTGTACTCTGGCTTTTTTCTTTTTCCGCGCGCCGGGGTCTTCAGGTTCAGGCAGATAAGCATCAGGCGGGCCGACACGGATTTCCGTCAGGGTGCCGTTCTGGTCCTGAGTAAACGTGACTTCCGAAACAAGCAGTTCGGTATTGTCAAAACCACAGACCGGATCAAAGACAATCACCCGCTGGTTGGGTTGCCACAGCGTACCGTTACCCTGTCGCCAGCCCTGCACCACATAGGTGGTTTCATCCGTCCGCGCCGCCCGTTGCCGGGCTTCAAAGTCAGCACGCGCAATACAGCCTGCCCCCGTAGCCTGCCCTGTCTGCCTGATATACATCGGACGGTAACGGGCAATAAATGCGTCCTCTGTGCGGGCCCGCAGCGCGGTGGTGGTGGCCTCACCGAAATCATCGTCGTTTCCGGCACGCTGCCCCGCCACCTGGTAAACAGAAAACCGCTCCCGGATACTCTTCTCCGTATCGCAGGAAAGGATGTTTTCCCCAAGTACCAGCGCGGTATGTGCCCGCGTTGAGCCAATACCGCCAATCACCAGCCTGCCGTGCGGATCGTCGTAAGCCAGTGCCTGCTGCTGACCGAGTATTTTGTTGATTACCTCAATCACCGTTTCACCGTGATCAGGCTGGACATCAGGAATAACACCCGACGGCGCACCGCTGTTCACCACCTCAATGCCGAAAGGCGCAGCAAGCGCCTGCGCAATCTGTACCAGCGATCGTCCGTTAAACTGTGTCGGTTCGGCTGCACAGTCAATCAGGTCAGCGGTCAGACTGCGTCCGGCAATACCGGTGCTGACCGAACGGGCATCGTAACGAACGGGAGTCGCCTCCACCCAGCCGGTGATCACCAGCTCATCACCAATCAGCACCTCCACTTTTGAACCGTTTTTAATGCGCGGCTGAAGCGTGGTGATACCCTCATCTCCCGGCCACTGGCGGGTGATCTCCACACTGAAATCCCGCGCCAGCCGTTCAATACCGGCACCGATGCGCACCGATGTCCAGCCATTCCACTCCCGGCCATTTACCCGTAGCGTGACATTGTCGTTCATTGCACTGGCACCTTCAGAGGGATCACCGGCACAAAGCCGGGATGCGTAATGGCATTACGCCGGATAATGTCCGCGTCACGCGCCGCGTTATCAAACCAGGTCGCCGCCAGCACCAGCGCGGGTAAAACCTCATCCGGTGTGCGCTGAATGATCCGTGCAGACTGTTCAAGGCGCGTGTTGATATCCGCATTCAGATCTGCTTTCACCCGGCGCAGCGCCAGAAACAGCGCATCACTGGTTGTACGGGACAACTCCTTATCAATTGCCGTATTCAGTGTGTCGCGAATGTCAGTCAGTTCTTCCCACGTCGGCAG